CGGCTACATCATGAAGGAGATCACGGCAGGCGTCGTGTCCTATGTGGGCTACTGGCACTACAAGGTGCAGTTCGGCCTGAACGACGACAACGCCAGCACCAAGGGCGAGAATACGCAGTTCCAGTCTGCCAACCTGACCGGCGAGAGCGCGGGCGTGCAGTTGACGAGCGGCGGCAAAATCGCCTACTACATCACCAAGAGCGCGGCCACCGAGGCGGCGATCCGCACCTGGCTGAACGGCCTGGCGGGCATCAGCGGCTGACGACACGTGGGCGGGGGCAACCCCGCCCCATAAACAGGGGGAGGATTTGGCCATGGCAAATGTGACTGTTAACGGCCAGGAGTACGGGCTGCGGTTCGACCTGGACGCTCTGGAGCAGGTGGAGCAGGAATACGGCAGCCTGAAGGGCATGCTGGAGGCCATCGGCGAGGGCAAGGTCGGCCCGGTGCGCAAGGTGTTCGTCATCATGGCGAACTGCCAGCGCGACTTTGAGGGCAAAGAGGCGGACGTGACCGAGGCGGCGCTGAAACACGCACCGATGAGCACGTTCAAAACGGTGGCGGACGCGATCAAGGCCGCCATGAAGGAAGGCATGCACGTGGAGACGGCGAACGGCGGCGAGGCCGACGATTCAACCCACGACGGCTACCTTGAGGAGATTGAAGCAAAAAACGGATGAGCCGGCGGTCGATGCGCGCGCGGGAGTATTACAGCTGCGCGCTAATCGCCGGGATATCGTTTACTGAGGCGCGGCACATGCTGCCGGGCTGGATATTGGACCTGTACAAGCTGCGGGCCGAGTATGATGCCAGGCTGATGGGCGCGAAGATCGCCCGGCGGACGGGCCTGATCTGATGGGGAGGTGACGGGCATGGCGAAAAAGGGCACGATCAAGACGACCTTGAAACTCGAAGGCGAGAAAGAGTACAAGAATGCTCTTGAAACGATCAACAGGAATGTCAAGACGTTGCAGGGATCGCTGAAAGCAGAGACTGCCGAACTGGGAGCCAACGCCACCGCCCAGCAGAAAAATGAGGCCCGGACCAAGAGCCTGCAAAAGCAGATCGCTGAGCAGCAGAAGCTGGTCGAGGCGATGCGCAAGGCTTTTGAAGAGGCGAAGAGGGACTTCAGCGACAATGAGGATGTCGTCCAGAAGTGGCAGCGGGAATACGACGAAGCCCGATTGACGCTGGCCAACATGTCCAATGAACTGGGCACGCTGGAGAACGGCATGCGCGGGGCCAGCAGCGCCACCGCCGAGGGCGTGGTGGCCTCGAAGAGCTTCGCCGACGCCGTTCAGAACATCGCCTCCATCGGCGACAGCGTGAGCGGCGCCCTGGAGGGCATCTTCACGGGGCTGATCGGCACCGTGAGGGATGTGGCTGTCGAATTGTGGGAGTTCATCGGCGAGACGGCAGCGAAGGCGGACCGGTGGGGCGACATCGCCGGGTATTGGAACAGCGACCCGGCGAAGATTCAGACCTGGAGCCGAGCACTGAAGGCCAACGGCAAGGATCTGGAGGACCTGGAAAGGATCGTCAGCCGCATCAACCTGGGCGGCAAGGGCGAGGAAATCACGGAGCTGCTGGGCGTCTCAGACGTGAACTACACGGACCAGTGGGACTACGCCATGGCCGTGATGGACCGACTGTATGAGCTGCGCCAGTCCGGGCAGAACATGGACAGTATCTGGGAGACCATCTTCGGCGAGAAGAAGGCCACAGGTGCTATGGACGTGCTGAACGCCTGGGAAGGAATCCGCGGGGAGCTGTCCACGTTCAACGCTGATGAGGGCGGCTTCGGCGTCACTTCCGAGGGCCTGACAGAATTGCAAGACTACTTCATCCAGACGCAAAAAACGCTGGAGATGTGGACTTCGCTTAAAGAGAGCGTGGCCGAGGGTCTGGCACCGATTGCGACGGACCTTACGATCGAGGTCCAGGGAGGCCTGGGCGCCCTGAATGACTTCATCAGGGCCGAGAGCGAGGAAGACAGGGATGCGGCTCTGGAAAAGCTAAAGACGCATATTCAGCAGTTCTTTGCGAAGGTTCGGCAGGCAATCCAGCAGGCCATGATCCTGCTAAAGGACATAGGCACAGAGTGGGCCGACGATGACGATCCTGTGATCGCGGGCATCGGCAAGCTGCTGCAAGGTATCGCGGACACGCTTGCGTGGATCGAAGAGCACGCCGATCTCGTCGGGAAAGCCCTGCTGGGTATCTTCAGCATTGGCCTGATGGCGAAGCTGGCGACCATAGGATTTCAGATCACCGGCATGATCGCGCAGCTGAAGGTGATCTCCGCGTTTTCCGGCCTGGGCGCTGCTGCTGGCGGCGCCGGTGCCGCTGCCGCCGGTGGTGGAGCCGCTGCGGCTGGCGGTGGTGCGGCTGCCGGCGGCGCTGCGGCTGCTGGCGGGGGCTTTGTCGCCGCTGCGGCCCCGTGGGCGGCGCTGATCGCGACGGTGACGGGCATTGCTACCACCCTTGACAAGGAGTATGTCGAGCGCGACTATGGCGAATACAACCGCAGGCGCGGCACCTATGATGATCTGCTGGCCGTGAGTGGCAGCAACGCGCTGGACTTCATCCAGAAGCGGCTTGACGCCATGGTCGAGGGACTGGAGTACAGCCGAAACGCGGGCATGGATGAGGATGCGCTATCCGGCATCAAGGAGGCCTTCCGCCTCTACGCGGATGAGTACCTGGCGGCTGACCCGGAGAACACCTTTTTTAAGCGCTACGCGGAGCAGAGGGGCTATCTGGAAGACAACCATCTGGACCCCACTGAGATCAGCAAGATCATGGACGACTACATCGGCGCGGATGAGTGGTACAAGCTGGCCACGGACATGACGGTGGCCATGTCGAAGGCGGCAGAAGAGGAACAGCAGAACCCGGGCAGCGTGGAGTGGCTTAATTACCACGACATCGAGGAGGCCGTCGCCGAGGGCGTGGCCCGCGGGACCAATGGAGATAACAAAGACACCGCCATGGCGGACGGTCTGAACGGCTTGAAGGGCCTGCCGGCAGCCGTGGCGCGAGCCGTGGTGCAGGCCGTGAGCAAGATCAAGGTCAACCTGGACGGCCGTGAGGTCGGCGAGGCCACCGCGCCCTATGTGAGCCAGGCCATCGGCGGCAGGGCCTACGCGGAATTGAGGTGATGATATGCAGCTTAAACACCGGGCGGCGCTGAACGGCGTGCAGCTGGACGAGCTGGACGAGCGCGTGCTGGTGCACGCCGTCAGCGAACCGGCGGCGCGGCTGAACATCACCACCGCGAACCGGTTCGGGGGCGGCCAGCGGGTCTCCTCGGAGCAGCGGGAACCGCTGGACGTGAACGTGACCTTCGGGATCCGGCTGCGGTCCAGCGCGGATGAGCTGGTGCAGCGGCGTGAGATCTTCGAGAAGGTGACCGCCTGGGCCATGGGCGGCGGATGGCTGACGACCAACATCCGCCCGGGCCGGCGCATCTACGTGCGGTGCGCGCAGCTGCCGGCGGCGGGCGACCTGGCCGAGTGGGCCAGCGAGTACACGACCACATTCCGGGCATACGGCGTGCCCTTCTGGCAGGGCACCAATCCGTCCAGCTTCGTGGCACCGACCACGAAGGGCAACTCCAAGGCGCTGGAGATCGCAGGCACCGCGCCCAGCGTGCTGGAGTTCAGCCTGCAGAACACAAGCACCGCCGAGCTGTCGGAGTTTACCCTGACGGCGGGCGCGCACTCCATGGCGTTCGAGGCCCTGGGCCTGATGCCCGGGGAGACGCTGGAACTCGACCACGACGCCGAGGGCCTGCTGCGCATCCGCATCCAGAGCGCCGAGGGCGCCTGGCGGTCGGCGATGGCCGCGCGGAAGGCCGAGAGCGACGATGAGCTCAAGGTCTCTCCCGGCAGCGTGACCGTCGGCTGGACGTCGCGCCGGGCGGGCCTGCTGACCGTGCGGTGCTATGGGAGGTATGTGTGATGATCCTGCTGGCAGGACAGACGCTGACGCCGAAGGCGGTATTTTACCCGGAGACGCAGCCGCTCAACCTGATCGACAGGGGCGTCAGCACGTCGAGCATCACCATCGGCCCGGAGGCCCCGGTGTTGACCGTGGACGACTGGATCAAGGACGACACCGACCCGGGCAAGGGGATCATCTGGCGGGTCAAGAGTGTGGAGACCGCCTTCGAGAGGAACACGCGCACGGTCCAGCTGGAGCATGTGATCTCCACGCTGAAGG